GTATTTGGTCGTAAGCTAAATTAAACTCTGTTGGACCATAAGCATCTTTTGTATCTTTATATACATCTGCAAATTCTTTACCTAACAATGCAGTTCTAACTCTGTCTGCAGCTTTGTCACCATCAACTCCTGGTAACCAACTAGCAACTCCTGTTAACCCACCTAAAAATGTGTTAGCAGCAACTGCTTGTGCTTTGTTTATTCCTGTATCTTGTGCAGCAACAATAGAAGATTTAAAGTTTCTTGATAGTGGTTGAAATCCTAAATCTAACATTAACAAACCTAATTGTGAAGCTCTTCTTGCTTTAGATACTTTGTTTATGTTTTGTTGATTTTGTTTTATAGCAACATTGTTTTGTCGTTCTGATAATTGTAAAGCTAAATCAGAATCGTGTTCTAGTCCTAGTAATGCACCATACATTACTAATTTTTTATCCATATTTGGATATGCTCTAGCAATATTAGCTGCTTGTTCTGCAACTTCTGGTGTTATTGTGTTTCTAAAAAAATTTATTTCTTTTAAATTAGCTTTAGTGTTTTTTGCTAAATAACTATCTAGCTCTGGTGGACCAAATAATATTTGTCTGTAATCTCTCATTAAATACCAAAATAATCCTGTGGGTCTTTGCCCAACGCAGGTTCTGGTATTATATCCTCATTAAGCAACTCATCAAATATAGGGTCTTGCGTTATTTCTTTAGCTACTGTTAAAAAATTTTGTAATGTGTTTGTAGGTGCAATTCTTGGTCCATTACTTCCTGGACCTACAGGAATACCTGCAGTGTTTGGTTCAAATTGTCTATTTGTAGGTGCAGCAATATTTAAAGGACTTGGTAACGCACCAACATTAGGTACACCGCTAGTAAGTGCAGTTTCTTGGTCTATAACATCTATAGCTTCTGTTTGTGCTTCTAATGCTGCTGTCTGCCCTGTTGGGTCACCTTCCATTCTTGGAGGTGCAACAACATCATAATATGCACCATCTACTTTTACATCTGTAGCTTGTGTTAATTTACTTGGTTTTCTTCCTCTAGGCATTATCTTCATATCCTTCTATTTCAAAACCTAAACTAATACTAATCCACACACCAGGTATAGGTGTAGGTAATATAGTCATAGCTAATGGTACATCTCCTTGTGCAGTAAGCTCTCTATAGATTGGTGTTTCATCATTTATTTCTGATTCATCCCAATCTTCTTGATTTATAATATCAAAAAATTTTGCGTTTATATCATTGTTTGGCATTAAGCACCTTCTGGTTGAGGTGCAGGTTGCTGACCTAAAGCACCTAATACTTGTTCTATTCCTACTGGTGATTCGCCTAAACCAAGACCTTGCGGTTGTTGTTGTGCTTGACCTAACATAGCTAACTCTTCTGGAGATGGTTCATCACCTTCTGCTGTATAAAATTTATCTAATATCTCTGACATCTTTTGTGGATTTTTTCTAATCTCTATAGCTGACATTAAAGCTCTTTGGTCACCCTGTGCAGCTTGTGACATAAGTGTTTCAAACAAAACTGTTTCTGCTTTCTCTGCATTTATTCTTTGTTGTATTTTAGTAATGTTATCTAATCCATCCATGTTTTCTTGTAAAGTCTGTGTATCTATAATGCCTTGTTGTTTTAATTGCAAACCTGTAATAATTTTTTGTGGTTCATCAAATCCTGCCATTACACCATAGACTCTTCTAGTTTCATAAACTTCTGATATATCAGATGATGGTGTATAAGATTCTTTGTATGCTGTTCCTTTATGAATACCTGCAATAGGTTTTCTTTTATTAGCAAACATTATTTCATCATATTCTAATCTTTTAGCATCTACCTCTTGTAATGCTTCTTTAAGAACTGTTTGATATTCTCTTACATGTAAAGATGCAGATTGTCCTAGTTCTTCTAATCCTCTACCTGTAACAAAAGCGTTAGGCGATTGTCCATCATCAGATACTGGATATGAAGCACCAAGTCGCAAGTGTCGTTCAAGTCTATCTACTTGTTGAAATAATTGGTAAGGTAGATTGTTGACTGGCTTAGACACTTGCGAACCAGGTGTTAAATAGTTTACAGCAAATCTGCCTTTTCTATATTTTCCTGATTCAATTTCACCCACAATATTTGTTTCTGTAAATACTGCATCTTCCATAGCAATAGTTCCAAGAATATTAATTTTTGCCATGTTTGCCATAAGTCCTGTAATATGTTGAAACTGTGATTGCATTTGGTCAAATGCGTATCTTTTAGCTACAACAAAACATGGTCCTGAATTTAATACATTTGGCATAAAATCAATTATTTTTTTATTTTCTGGTAAAAATATGTATGTTCCTTCTTTATCTCTATACTCAACTACAACTTTGCCATGACCTGTAGAGTTAGCCCAACTACCTGCTCTATCTGTACTATCTAATAAAGCAGAGTATGGATTTTGAAATCCATCATCATCTTCTGATGCGTATATAAATGGTTTAGCTTCTGGATATTGTTCTGCTAATACATTGTGTGGCACTCTACGAATTATTGCTAATTCATGTGGTTGTTGGTCATTACCAAAAGTTCCTGGATAACAGGTAAATGGGTCTTGTAGTTCAGCATAAGGATAAGCATTACCATCTTTATCTTTTCTATGTCCTATAGTCCAAACAACAAAACCATATCCTGGTAACCATCTTGCTGCTTGTGGTAATTGCATATGTAATTTTTGAAACTTATCATATGCCATAACTATGCGTTCTAATTTTTCAGATTTTTTTCTAGCTCTTTCTGAATCTTTGTCGTTAATAATATCAACTTTTAAATCTGGACTTCTTCCAAGTTTTTGTGCAAATCTTTCTAGTGCTGTTAAAAATAAATTGGGTGCAGGTAGTTCGTGATACTCTACATTCATTGAATTACCAAGAAGTGCTTTTACTGCAGCTTCCCCACCATTCATAATGTCACGAATCCTAGACCTGTCAACCATTTGTTCCTGGTTAATTACTCTTAGGTAATCTATTTTGTCATAAAGTTTATCGCTGTTTAATGGCATTTATCTCCAATTATCTATATCCATACTACTAGGTTCATACTGTGAAAAGCTAGGACTATAATCATATCCTAACTCCGCAAAGCGTTCTTTCTGCATTCTTCTTATAGCTCTCATTGGAAACCAACTAGCCATAACTATGTCTGTTTTTGTACCTACACTTTTGCTTTTATTTTTTGCAGAGCTAAAGTACACTAACTGACTTGTATATAAGTTTACCTTTTCTTGTGCTTCAAAGCTAAGATATGGCAAAGAAATATTTTTTTCTTGAAACATAGGTCGCATAGCTGTTACACCATAAATAGGGTCAAATTTGTTTTTGTAAGTTTCGTGTCCTTCTAAAAATATACCATGCTTAGATGCAAAATCTCTAATAGACATATCTTGTCTAATTGCTTTTTGAAATCCATTTTCTTCTATTACCCAATGTGACAAATTATATTTAGCCCACCATTCTTTTATTATTTCTAACGCTTGTGGAATACCGCCACCTAAATTGTTGTTCATGTCTATCATGCTTAATTTATTTTCTACAGGTTCGTATGCCCACAAAAATGCAGCTTGATAACCTGTAGAGGCAGGGTCAAGTCCTGCTATTAATCTTGTACCATGTGGTATGTGTCCTATGTCACGCTTTTGTTCACGACACTCTTCTATTTCTACTCTATCAAATAAAGATAATCCATCAGGCATAGCTACATTAAGATAAACCATTTCGTATATTGCTCTACCACCTGTAGTTTCTGCGGCTCTTTTTCTGTCCATTAACCATTTGTAAGTTCTTTTACTAGACCACAACATGCAATCTACATGTTCATCTTCATTCCAATCAGGTAAATTACAAGCAGTATCATGTGCTTCTTCAACTATTGTTTTCCAAGATTCGTTGTCTAACAAATGTGAGTATAGGTCATCATAATGTTGTCTTGACCCAATAACTACCATAGCTGTATGTTCCTCTTTACGACTAGATAGTGTTGTAGTCCACCAACTTCTTGTGTTTTCTCTTGATGCAGGTTGCATAGTAGAGCTGTGGTCCTCAATGTCATCAGCAATAATTATGTCACAGTCACGAGATAATATTTTACCTCCTCTACCAAGTCCTACCATAGTAGGTGATTTAATACCTGTAACAGTTCTTGTACCTACAGTAAAACCATTTTGTGACCAAGACTTACCTGTTCTTGATGTAGGTTTAAATTTTGGTCCTGGTCCACATATTTCTTCTATTAACAATTCGTTACTTTCAAGTTGGTCAAGCACAGAACCTATTGCATTCTTTGCAATTTCTTCGTTACCACCAACCCACAATATACGAATGTTAGGTTTTGTACATATAAGCCATACAGCAAAATGTATTAACAAATCTGTTTTTCCATGTCTAGGAGGTGAAAGTATCATTTGTTGGTCACCATGTTCTATAGCATCTAAAATAGAATTAATCCATTTTATATGAAACTCTGGTGTTTCGTATGCTTCACCTTTTTCTGTTTGAAAATATCTATCTCTAAAATTTCTAAAATCTTGTAATGATTTTTCTGCAACTTGCGGTATCTCCCAATTATCTTTTGCAACTTCATTTTCTTTATCTTCTATATATGCGTTATATGCCATAGATACCGCAGCAACAGAAGTTTTTAATATTTTTGCTACATCAGCTAATGTGTTTTTACCTTTTAATATTTCTTCTGCTAATCCTGAATCAACAATATCGTTATATACTTGACCACGCCTTGATTGTAAATTTTTCTTTTGACTAGGTATAACTAAAGTGTCATCTTCTTGTTTCCACTCTACACCTTTTTTCTTTGCTCTTTTTTTCTGCATAGTAATTCTGTTATAACATCTATCACTACAATATTTAGTTCTACCTTTAGGTAAAGGTCTGTGGCATCCTCCTGCATAACAAAATTTATTTGCCATAGGATTTACATTTTTTGTTTTTACATTTCATATCGTTCCTGGGTAACAATTCTTCTCCACACCTTGGACATCCAATGGGTATCAAACTATTTCTTTATTTTTTTAATTTTGCCATTGTGTGTTCTAGCAAACTTATGGGTTTTAGTTTCTCTTATAAGAGTTCCATAATATCTTTTGCCACCCCACATCCAACTTACTTTTTTAGCCATGTTAACTCCTTACCACATTTTGCAAGACCAATATCTTGCAGATGTTTTATCTGTTGCTGTATCACATTTATGTCTTGCTCTAAATGATTTTCTAGCTTTTGGGTTATCTTTGCGTATCTCCATGTTTGGGTCACCAAACATAACCTTTTTTATTTTGTCACCATCTTTAACATAAACTTTAAATTTTTTTCTACCATGACCAGGTTCACCTTTACTAATCCTAGAAGGTTTATTTAATGTAACTGATTTACCCTGATATGTTGCCATAATTAATTATAAT